AGATTGCTTTATGTATCTTATCTGCCATCAATGTGGGTAAAATAAACAAACGTGATGAACTACAACCATTGTGTGATTTAGCAGTAAGAGCTTTAGATGAAATAATAGATCATCAAAAGTATCCTATAAACGCTGCCGAAATATCTACAAAGGCACGTAGAAGTTTAGGTATTGGTTATATTGGTCTTGCTCATTACCTTGCAAAGAAAGGTTACAAATACGATCAGAAGCTTGCATGGCGACAAGTTGATAAACTAACAGAAGCATTTCAATATTATCTATTACATGCTAGTTTAGACCTTGCAAAAGAAAAGGGTCCTTGTTCAGCATTTAAATCTACAAAATATGCAGATGGTATATTACCTATTGATACATATAAGAAAGATGTTGACGAGTTAGTTAAAAGAGAATTTACTTACGATTGGGAACATTTAAGAAAAGAAATAAAAGAACATGGTTTAAGACATAGTACATTATCAGCACAAATGCCTAGTGAATCTTCTAGTGTAGTTTCTAATGCGACAAATGGTATTGAACCACCTAGAGATTATTTGTCTGTTAAAAAGTCTAAAAAAGGCCCATTAAAACAAATAGTACCTGAATATTCTAAACTAAAAAACTTCTATACTTTACTTTGGGACATGAAGGGGAATGAAGGATATATAAATATCGTTGCAGTAATGCAAAAGTATTTTGACCAGGCCATATCAGGCAATTGGTCATATAATCCTGAAAACTATACTGAAGGTCAAGTACCTGTATCAGTAATGGCACAAGACTTATTGACAACATATAAATTGGGTTGGAAGACTTCTTACTATCAAAACACATATGATAGTAAAAAGGACGAAGACGAACCCACTCATCCAATTGGGTTCCACGATAATGTGCCTGAGGATAAACCAAAAGAAGAGGACGAGAATTGCGACTCGTGTACAATATAAATGAAGACAGTATTTAATAAGAAACAAAATTTAGACGCTACAAAACAACCATTGTTTTTTGGCGAAGACCTTGCTGTACAAAGATATGATACATTTAAGTATCCTATATTTGATAAATTGGCTCAACAACAATTAGGTTTCTTCTGGAGACCTGAAGAAGTATCTTTACAGAAAGATAGAAACGACTATGCTCAACTGTCTGAATCACAAAAGTTTATATTTACATCTAATCTAAAGTATCAAACAATGTTAGATAGTGTACAAGGTAGAGGTCCATGCCTTGCATTTTTACCTTTCGTAACTAATCCTGAATTAGAAGGTGCCATAGTAGCATGGGACTTTATGGAAACAATTCATAGTAGAAGTTATACATACATAATTAAAAACTTATACTCACAACCAAGTGATGTATTTGATACTATTATTGAAGATAAGAAGATTGAAGAAAGATCAAAAGCAGTTACAGAAGCATACGATAAACTAATCGCATTAGGTTACAAATGGCATAATGATCCTAAATCAGTTGACATTTACGAACTAAAGAAAGCATTATGGCTTGCGTTAGTAACTGTAAACGTATTAGAAGGTTTAAGATTCTATGTATCATTTGCTTGTTCGTTTGCATTTGGTGAATTAAAACTTATGGAAGGTAGTGCTAAGATATTATCTCTTATTGCTAGAGATGAAAGTCAACACCTTGCAATGAGTCAACAGATTATCAAAGCATATCTTACAAAAGAGAATGATAAAGTTATGAATAAAGTTATTAAAGATACACAAAAAGAATGCTATCAAATATATGATGACGCAGTACAACAAGAGAAAGATTGGGCAACTTATCTATTTCAAAAAGGTTCTATGATAGGACTATCAGAAAAACTACTACATCAATATGTTGAATATATAGCAAATAGAAGAATGAGAGTTATTGGTTTAGAACAAAAGTATGAACACTCATCATCACAGAATCCATTACCTTGGACACAACATTGGTTTAATAGTCACTCACTACAAAACGCACCACAAGAAACTGAAATAGAAAGTTATGTTATTGGTGGTCTTAAACAAGATGTAACAAAAGATCAATTTAAAAAATTTAAACTATAAAGGTATAAAATGAATCAACAACCAATCTTAAATTTATTAAATAGAAGACAGCACGTTATGACCTACGATACAGAGGACATACCTGAAAAACAATTGATTGAAGATTTATTATGGAAGGCATGGAAAGTTACACCATCTAAAAACAATTTTATGCCATATCATTGCAATGTATTAGGTCCTGATAAGGTAGAAGAAAAACGTAAGATATGGTTGAAAAGTGTAAAAAATAGTAAAGATTTAAACGAAAAGGAAACTACCTTTAAATCAGAAAAAGATATAGAATATAATCCTTATTTTGAACATATAAAATCAACACCTTATCTGTTGGTTTTTACACAAAGATTAGGTGTACCTAATGAATATTATAAAACATCTATAAAAAAAGGTAATTTTTATGAACAAATGCACAGTAGTCACTTAAAAATTGTTTTTCCAGATGCCTCACTTGAAGTAGGAATGTGGATGGCTAATTTATCTGCTTTTGCTTTAGAGAAAGATTTACATACGTCTGTATTAAAATGTTTTCCACATGAATATAAAAAATGGTCAGATTTACCTTGGGTAAAACATCCTGTTATATTATTAGCTAGTATAGGTAAAGCAAAAAAATTTCGTAGAGAATCAATGAATGAAGCTAGAAAAAAGCAAGATAAGAAACCAGAACCAGAAACCATAATAAAATGGATTTAAAACCTACAACAATCATATTACTTATAGATTTTGAAGGTCATCCTATATTAGGAGATGACTTTACAAACAATCAAAGATTTTCTACATTAGCATGGTTATTAAATGCAATAAGAGAAAAACCTCTTGTTATTGTTTCTGATCATATACCTGGGCAACATAGAAAAACTGAAGAGGTTGCAAAAATAACTAGAATAGAAAAAAGAAACATATGGTTAACTATTGATCCACGTGAATGTTCTATAGAACGTATTGTAGATGAAGTACATAGAAAAGGTTATAATTTAAAAAATGTAATAATTGGTGGCACAAATACATCTGGTTGTGTGATTAGAAGTAAACCTTATTCTGCTATAAGTTGGGCAAAAAAAGGTTTTACTGTACAAGTATTATCATCAATGTGTGCCGACTATCAAATAACTGGTGTAAATGCTACTGAACAAACACAAAACGCATTAACAGTTGCATGGAAAGATATACAACAAGCAAAATTGTTTGATAAAATAAGTTACATAAAGGATTACGAATGTCAGATAATATAAACAAAGTACAAATAAGTTGCAACGTTTGTGATGTATCTTATTGGGTAAAATGGTCAGACGAGGACGCTGAACCTATTAGTTGTCCTTTCTGTGGTGCTGACTCTTCTATTGAAGAAGAGGATGCGATATTTGAAAATGAAGAAGAACAAGACGATTGGAATTGATTATAGTTTAAGCAGTCCTGCTATATGTGTATGTAGAGGCGAGTTTAAATTAGATAACTGTAAGATATACTATCTTACAAATGTGAAAAAATATGAAGGCAATTATTGTAATGGTAAAATAAATGGCAGACTACATCTACCCTATACCACCGAACAACAACGACACGACCAGATTTCCGAGTGGGCGCTTTCTGTTATTGATACTGCTATTGGTAATATTTTTATAGAAGGCTACTCATATGGCAGTAAAGGACTTGTATTCAACCTAGCAGAGAATATGGGTGCTCTCAAACATAAACTGTACAAACTAAACAAGAGATTTGAAAGTATAGTGCCTGGTCAAGTAAAGAAGAATGCTACAGGTAAAGGCAATGCAGACAAGCTTAAAATGTATGAGCAATTTGTAAAAGATACACATATTGATTTGATGAAAGAATTTGATCAAACAAAACTAAACAATCCTGTAACAGATATTGTTGATTCGTTCTATGTTGCTAAGGCAGGATACGACAGAAAATAGACAAGAATCAGTCAAAAGTGCGTCAGAATAGCACACTTATACCCTAAAAACCTAGTAAAATCAACGTTTTTTATGCTTGACTTTTAGTCATTTTTCATATAGTATATACGTATATGAGAAAAAACAACAATAAAAAGGACAACACAATGAAACACACAACATTTAATATTGTTTACAAAAGAGAATACTTTGATTCCGAAGACGCAGAATATTTTTGGAGTAGTGACTCAATGTATAAAAATGTTCCTATTTCTAAAATTAAATATTATAGAAAACAGTTATTAAAATTCAAAGATTACATGGATAAGACCTATAAAGAAGACGCAACAAACTTTGCTGGCGCTACTGCTATTGAGATAATCTATCCAGACGAATATTATCAAACATATGAAGATGTATTTGGTTCAGAAACGGCTGCTGGTGACGATAACTTATATAACGACTTTGGTCAGTTATACCAAAGACAAGGTTTTAGAAAAGACTTTAATCCCGATATGACAAAAAATTACAAAACTAAAAGAGAATATATAACACAACTAAACTAAGGAGGACACTATGACAATAGACACAAATATAATATATACAAAAGAAAATATAGGTAAAAACCTATACAGAAAAAAAACTTATTATACACTTGTTGTTGAACAAGAGGTATTGGCTAAAGATAAAGACGAAGCTGATCAAAAGTTTTTAGATGATGGTGGCATTGATCACTCACAAATTAACCACGAGATAACTACAACTAAAAATAGTGTTGAAACTTATATGGTTGACGCTAATTATTCAGATAGTGATACAACAGAATATCTTGGTAAAGTATCTTATACAGATGATGAATATGCTGAAGAAAATGGTGATGTAGAAATTGATCAGTATGCTGATGAAAAGGCTTTAACAGAAAAAGAAGAATCAGATGTTGATATTGCTTTACATTTAGAAGCAGAAAAGGTATACGGGAAATAATGTATAACGGTTATTTTGCTATTGCATTAGATAAACAAAGTTGTAACGCAGTTAAAAAAAGTGCTACAATGAGTGTATTAGTATCCGATCATATTACACTTGCATTTAAACCAAGTGTTAAGGTTTTTAATAAGTACAAAAATATTGTAGGTAAAAAAGTTGGTGCTATGATTAATGGTTACAGAGCAAATAATCACATTGACGCATATTGGGTAAAAGATATGTTTCTATTAGATAGTAATAAAAAAATAAAAAGAAATGATAAAGGTGCTGCTCACATCACTTTATCACATAAAGAGGGTTATAAATCAGGTGACGCTAACACTATGTTTACAAATCCTAAAGTAAAAGACAAAAGACTTGGTTATGTAGAAGGTACTATTAAATACTTTAATTATGATAAAATATAGACTATTGACAAATTGATTAAAATGTGCAATAATAATAGAATGTCAAAAAAAATGACAAAAAAAGAACAATTAGATTTAGTAAAATTACAATATCATAAATGGTTGAGTACATTAGGTCTTAATGTAAATGTAAAAACAGGCCAGATTATCAAATCAAAAAGAGTACCTAAATCTTTAGATACTTCAATATTCAAAATAAGAGATTCTATACCAACAAGTGATAGGATAGTGGGTAGTACCTATAGAAGATATTATAGTACAAGTTTGCCTGCTGGTAAAACAATATCTGTAGCATATAACAAAGGCGGTTATCAAGTTGTTGATGCTAAAGATTTTAAATCAATGGGAAGGAAAATATAATGAAAACATTAATGCTGTTATCAATAGTTGCCATAATGACGGCTACTATGGCAAAGTCCGAAGAAACAATGGACACTAAAGTAAAGAACTATATTGCTAATGAATGGTCAGAAATCAAAGAATTTCAACAGGCATCTTGGCAGGCTGGTAAAGAACAAAATGCTAAAAATTGGGCAAAGGTTAAATCTTTATTCACAAAGGTAAAAAATAATGTTACACAAGATTAGTGATTTTTGTAAGAAGATTGATACTATTAAATCACAATCGGACAAGTTATATAATTTAAAATATAACAATCCAAAAACACCTGAAAGGGATGCTGAGGTTAATCATTTAATTGATGATATACAATATATGTGTAAAATGATAGGTAATGATACATCTCCGTATGATAAGTAGAATCAATAGTACAATAGTTCAGATGTTCTTACTTTGTTCTCTTAAAAACGTTGATTTTATTGACTTATTTAACGCTTGACTTTTAGATTTACTTGTGATAGCATTAGTACATAAATGATTATTAACTTAACAAAAGGACAACACTATGATAGATAAACAAATACTATTTGATGAATTTAAAATTGCAAAACAAAAAGATTTGCAACAATCAACTCAAAACGAACCGTATGAAGATGTGTTTACAAATAGATTACAACTATTAAATTCACATAAAGTTGCAAAAAAATCAAATCCAAAGATGTATAGACATTTAGATGTTAATTTTGACAATTTGATACTTGCATATTCTTCACCAGTTCCAGTTGATCACTTTTATAAAAAAGTGTTCGGTCTAACTTTACAAGAATACAAGTATAAAAAGTATGTTGAAGAAATGACTGAAAAACAAAAAGAAAAAGAAGAAAAACTTAAAAAAGAAGAAAAAGAAAAATTAAAAATTGAAGATGTTGAAGAAATTACTTTTAATTAGTTGTTTGTTGTTGCTCTCTAATTGTGCTAGTAAACAGTCCTATATTGGTGCATCCAGTACAGCGGCTGTTGCTGGTACAGCATGTTGGCAATATATAAGTGACAATCCTGCTGTTGTGGCCACTTGTGCAGTTGCAGGTTCATTTAAAGGTGCAGATATTATGAATGCTGAAACAGATGATCAATTAATGACAAGAGCATTTGTAGATCATTTAGAAAACGCACCTAGTAGTCCAGGGTTTACAACTTGGCAAAATCCTAAAACACAAAGTAATGGTATTATTAAGACCACAGGTTTTTATTTAAAAGGTCCAATTAAGTGTACAGTAGTTGAAACTACACAGGATCAAAATTTAGATAATACAAGATTTTTTGATTCAATACTATATGGTAACCCTTATAGAAAAATGAAATGGCAAGAAGTTTGTAAAATGCCAGACGGAAGATGGAGAGTAAGTGATCAATAAAAAGAGAACATTATTTTTTATATTTCTATTGTTATTATTGATACCAGTATTAATGCAAGCTGCTTACTCGGAAGACTCATTTGAAAACACAATGAAAAAAATTGATAAATTAGAAGGCAAAAATGTTGCAGTAGAATATGATAAAATACAACCTATCAAAGATCAATATTGTTTCATTAAGATAGAAATTAAACAATTAGACAATGGTGAGATTGTTAAACAGGAAGTAGTAGAATGTGCAGATGGCCGAAAGGCATATGATGGTCCTACATATTGGGAGTTATTTGCTCAATTTTACTATGGTGATATGAATACACCTGCCTATTGTAGATATTATGAAAGACCTAAACACGCATACCACAAACCTGGTAAAGTATGTTTAGATAAAGATGGTAATTGGGAGGTAAGATAATGATAAAAACATTAATAATAACATCTTTTTTATGGGTATCCATTGCATTTACATGGGAACCATTTGTTGCAACAGTTGAGAGAACACAGGCTGTTGACAAAACAAAAGAAATAGTATATAATGTGTTTAATATTATGAAGGAGAAAGTGAATGAATAAGTATGTTAAATATGTAATGATAGGTGCTGTTGGCCTGATACTTACGGGATGTGCTAATAGTACATATAAGATAAAACAAGAAAAGGATAAACAAGTCCTTAAAGTACCATCTTGGTATATGAAAGATTATAACGAGAAAAAAGAATGTGGTACTAAAACGTTCGGCAAAGGTAAAGATAAAGTTTGTATCTTTGGTGTCGGCACAAGTGTTTCACCAGATTTAGAACTTGCAATTGAAAAAGGTATGATGATTGCAAAGGCTGAACTTGCTGACAAAGTAAAAGGTGAGATGAATAAGAAAGCAAAAATATTTACTACAGAATTAGGTAAGAATACTAATAAAACTGTTGTAACAGATGTAGAAACTACATTGGTAAATATAATCAAACAAACGCCTGTAAGAGGTTATGAAGTATTTGCTCAAGAGGTAACTCTAACAAAGAACGGATACTACAGATCATGGATTGGTTTAAGATTGCCAATGGGTGAGTACAATAAAATGTACAACTACTCTATTGAAACTGTTGTTGACGCTTTCAAACTTAAAGAAATGGCTGATAAGGCCTATGACGAAGTAGAGGTTATTGCAAATGAGTCATAAAATAGAAATATACTCAAAACCTAATTGTGTCTATTGCGAGAAGTCTAAACATCTTGTAAAGGCACTAGGTTTTAAGTACGAAGAAAAAATGTTTGGTAAAGATTTTACAACACCAGAACAGTTATACGAGGCTGTAGGTAAACAAGTAAGAACTATGCCACAAATAATAATTGACGATAAACACATTGGCGGATACAATGAGTTAGTTGAGTATTTTGCTGATAAAGGTCTATGTAATTTTAAAGGTGAAGTAACAAAGAATGTTGATGGCAAATAAAAACAAAGATAACATAATATTGTTTCCTAAAATTCCTAAACAACCACCTAATGCTAAGGCTCAGGAATTAGATGCTAAAAGACAAGAAATGATAAGACTTGAACATAATAAAATTTTTGTTCAATCGGTAAGTGAAGACCTTACAGAAACAATGTTATTAAGATTAAAAGATGAAAACTTTAATCTAGCTGACCCAAAATTTTTAAGTGATTATAAATTATTATCTGAGTCGTTAAAATCAATGCTATTAAGACAAGTACACATGAAACACCCTTTACAAGAAAGAGTCGATAAGGCTGTAACAACAAAAGGTGAAGGTGAAAATTTATATGCTATTACAATTGATTATAAAAAATTTTAAAGAATTCCATAAAGCACTTTGGGATACTACAAATACTAAAACGTGCCTAGTATTTGATAGTTTAATTAAGGCACATTATATAATAAGGAGTGAATAAATGTTTAAATCATTATTCTCAAATGACTCATTAAGAGTTGTATCAAAATCAAAAAAGACATCTACAAGAGGTAGAAAAACTATGTCAAAAAGACAAAAAGTTTTAAACCTTTTATCTAAAGGTGCGCCAGTATCTTGGAAGTCTTTAAGAACTAAATTCGATTTAGGTTCACCAAGAGCTTTAATTGATACATTAAGATCAGAAGGAAACATGATCTATGTTAATCAAACTGCTAAAGGTACTTCATACAGAATGGGTGTACCAACAAAAGCGATTATCGCTGCTGGTATTAAAAAATTATATGGGACTCCGTTCGCATATAAAAATGCGTAATCTCTCTCTTTAAAAACGCATAAATAAATGTAGAGGCGGCCTTGTGCCGCCCTTACATAACAAAATGAGGAGGGCATTATGCCAATGACAACATCACAATTACATGGTATGGATACAGCAGGTTCATCTGCTCCATTATTACATGAAATTCTAATCAAAGTAAACAACGCCAAAGACAAAGCAAAAAAGATTGAAGTATTAAGAGAAAACGATTCAGTACCTTTAAGACAAGTACTGAAAGGCGCTTTTGATTCTAAAATCAAATGGGATTTACCAGAGGGTACGCCACCATACAAAGAGAATGACGCACCAGCAGGTACTGAACATACAACACTACACCAAGAAGCCAGAAGACTATGGCATTTTGTAGAAGGCGCTAATCAAAAACTTTCTAAATCCAAAAAAGAAACCATGTTTATTCAAATGCTAGAAGGCCTACATAAAGATGACGCTAAACTTTTAATTGCAGTTAAAGAAAAAGAACTGAACAAAATATATAAAGGTTTAACTGACTCTGTGGTTAAAGACGCATTTAGATGGAATGAAGAATACAAAACCATCGGATAACATAAATATTATAGAGTGATTCTATAAAATTCAACTATAGGGTGCATGACAGAATGTCGCACCCTATTAAATCATTGATTTATCTACATTATTTGTCCATTTTTTGCTTGATTCATACGTTAAATTATGTTATATTTAAGTATGAAAACAACAAAAAAGGAGATTATATTATGTCAAAAGTAAAACAATGGATTGAAGATACTACTGAAACTAAAGTTGACAACATTATTGCTAAATTAACATCTGGTGAGATTACTAGAACAGACGCTAGAAATCAAATTATGAATGTTGATAATATTGCAATGTTAGGTATTGATGAAAATACAGTTGATGAAGTAATTTACGAGGCTCATGCCAATGCGTAAATCTTTTTTAATTTTATTTTTATTATTCGTCTATACTTGGTCTTGGTCTATATTCAATGTTGCCAAAGCAGATGATTATAACACGGCTGTAATAAGTCACGTTATATCAGAAAAGATTAAAGGCACAGACATTGACACATCATACATTATGGAACAAGAACTAGAAAAACTTGCCCATAAATTTATGATTGATTCTGTTACTATATTACAGGCATACTTACCACAAATAATTGATGGTGTTGCTGCTGATTTAAGATTAAAACTTGACGAGAAATATAAGGAAGAAATTTTAAATGGTAACGACTAGTAAATCTAAAGCTCTGAAACTTAAAAGAAAGCTCAAAAGAGAGCTGTCTGGTAAACGTAAATATATTACAACTTACAAAGACATAAAAAAATATTTCAAATTAGTTAATTCAGCACTATTTGATACTAAACTTTCACCTTTTGGTCAAGTAGAAATCAAAGACCTTAAAAGACAAAAATGTATAGGTCAAGTTGTAGTGCTAGAGTGGAAAAGAGCAGGTACTAGATTGTACAAACTAGAGATGTTACCTTCTTATCCGACAAAAAAAGATTTCTTGGATACGCTAGTCCATGAAATGGTACATTTATATCAAATGCAAAATTTAGGCGATACAGGTAACCACAATGATTTATTCTGGTCCTTTGAACCTAAAGTAAACTACATCGGTTTACGATTATAAAAGAAAGTTATATTATGAAAGGTGAGAAGAATCATATTGACGAGTGGTTACAGAAACAAATCAAAAAAGGTATTACTATTATCGATAAAGTAATAGATAATAATATTAATGAGTGGGAATTATATTATACAGGTCATCTACAAAAAGATATACTAACTAATTTTCCAGGTAGAACAAGTAAAAAGATTTTCAAAGGTTATAGAAACCATTTGAATAATAATGACCTTGTGTTTATACAAAAGAAATTTGAAGAACACGGTTATGAATATTATGTAAAGAGAGGTATATAATGAAACTATTGAAAAAACATAAAGAAATACTAAACGAACTAATCAAAGGTAAAGGCTTCTGGAAGACGCCAACTCTACCTAAAGATTACAAAGACAAAACAAGTGTGCTAGATTTACTTGTGCCATTGTACTTAAAAGGCTTATTGACATTTCAAAGACAATACGACATACCACTAGTCGGACCTAGTAACGAGCATATGCTTAGATATAAATGGTATGATGTTAAGATTGATAAAAAGAAAACAATTAAAGACTTGAAAAAGGTGGTTAAAGATGGTGAAATTTAAAGTTTTTATCAAAACAATGATGTTTGTTGTAATAGTTACAGCAATGTCATTTGCATGGTACGGATATACACTTAATGGTAAACAAAGAGCAGAAGCTGCTATACCATCATTGCCTGACTTTGAACATAATAGTAATCAAATGTTTATAGATAATGTTAAAATGTGTGTTGAGTATATTCATTTTCACAATGATATTAATAGAGTCAATTTAGAACTATTAGTAGCACAGGCAGCTCTAGAGTCTGGTTGGGGAACGAGTAGATTTGCCATAGAGGGTAAAAATCTATTTGGTATTCGTACATATGATTTAAGAGAGCCTCATATGTTACCTTGGAAAGATAAACCAAAAAAATGGGGCGTTAAAGTATTTGAACATGAGTGTGATAGTATTTTACATTATACTAAAACCTTAAACAATCACCATGCCTATCAAGGTTATAGACAAATGAGAGAAGAAGGTATTGATAATCCATACATGTTGATAGAAACACTGGATGCATATGCGAGTGATAAAAATTACTTTGCTAAAATAAAAAGTATTCTCACAAAAATAAGAGAGGATTATAAATGACATTAACTGATGGTTTATTATTAGGTGTACTTGGCATAATGATTACAACTGTAGGTATGATGATTGCTTATATTATTGGATATCAAGTAATAAAACCAAAACCAAAAAAAGAATCAAATGCTTTAGATGATTTACTTAAAAGATATAAAAAGAAAAAGACTTTTAATTACTATAGGAGAAAATAGTATGAATAAAAAAATGACACGTAAGGTAGACATAACCGATTACCAAGATATGGCAGATTGTATTCGTAGTGATCAAGTGCCAGCTAATGAAATAGTTGAGATATTTACAGATAAAAAGTTTTATAAGTGGTATAAAAAGAAGTATTTAAATGGATAATTGATGCTTGACTTCAATGTCAAATTAATATATAATATATACTATGATTACAATTGATGATATAAAAAGACTAAAAGATTCAGACAATCTTAAAAAACATAGATTAGATAATCTAGCAAAAGCTTGTGCTGATGCTACTTCAGACGAAATGAAATCTATGTGGTATAATAAGATGATGAATTTAGCAAATGAATATAATATGAAAGATTATGTAATGAGGAGATTAGTACACTAATGAATATATTTTATGTTGATAAGGATCCAGTAAAAGCTGCTAAAATGCTTTTAGATAAACATGTGGTTAAAATGATACTTGAGTCTGCTCAAATGTTGTGTACTGCTAAACGTGTGCTTGATGGTACAGAATATATGGCAAAAACAAAGAATGGTAGAAATATTAAAAGATGGCGACTTGGTAATTCTAACGAAGAAGCAATTATCTACAAAGCAGGTTGGTTAAATCATCCATCTACACAATGGGTATTACAATCAGCATACAATTACATATGGTTATATAAACATATGATGGCACTTAACGAAGAATATAAGTTAAGATACAATCATACAAAAGACCATTTAACTATTCAAAAACTTGGCGACATACTTAAACACCCACCTGAAAACGCTAAAGTTGACGTGATTGGTACAGACGCTACACCAGCAATGCCAGATGAATGTAAAATACCAGGTGACGTAGTTGCGTCTTATCGTAAATACTATATAATGAAAAAACAAGCATTTGCTACATGGAAATCACCTGCTAAAATGCCAGAGTGGT